TATTAAACTAAGTATAGGAGATAATGTTGAGTTGAGCGTTGATCCATTCCCTAATGATGATGATGACAACGATAGTAATATTGATTTAAAAATAGAAGAAATTCCTCTTATTGATGACTTTTAAATTTTAAATTAAAGTTATTATTAAGCGTTATTAAGGATTATTCGTAAAAACTTGTAATAGATTATTCCCTTATAAATTAAATGGACAACTTGTATGTTTCGGCTGGAATTGTTGCATGTATCTTTCTTTTAGCAAAATTTATAGAAATAAGATTTATTTCAAAACCAACTGATGATGAAGCCCCCGATTCAAAACCAATGAAGACAGCACTACGAGATGCTTTTATTGTTTTTATAAGTTACATTTTAGGGCATTTTATTGTTACGCAATTTAATGAGTCTCCTGTTATTTTGGGTTCTAAACCAGATGTATTTACAGGCGCACCCGGGTTTTAAATGTAATAGTGTGTATATAAGTAATAGTAAATATTATAATTACTTATATTCGAGAACTATCTACTCCATATAAGATGGCATTTTATCGATATTTATTATTCTATGAGTTGTTTTAACCTTCTTCTTAGGAAACTCATAATCAGCAAAAATAGGTTTCGCCAATTGTGCCTGAGGGGTATGATTATGAACGCTTCGCGCAATCATCTTATACAACTTAAAGTCGGGATAACGTTCCTCGCCATTCGCCTTATATAAAATGTTCTTATTTTGGTCATCAGTAACCCACTCCACTATCAACTTGGCCAAAGGCTCTTTTTTACATATTGCAGCAACACTATTCATGTCGTCAATAAAGTAATCAAAAATAGAACACCCTAAGCGACACAAATCAAAACTGAAATTTGGTTCTAAACGCGGCTTCTTATCATTAAAATAGGGTTCGCAGTTATACTGTGTAGCAGCATCGCCGGTAATACTGAAGCTGTCGCTACATATAACTTTGGATTTATATTTATAAATAGCACGACCAAAATCGATAATCTTAAAAATGCGATTATATGTAGGTACGCGATAGTATTTCTTATTAAAATGATAGTATATATATTCCTTTTCGGTGTATATGAACATTACATTATTTGTGTGAAGGTCATTGTGAGTAAATCCGAACAACTTTTGATATGTAATAAGAGTCATAATAATTTGCATAAGTGCTGACCTCCATTCATTTTCGGTCATCTCCTTTTCTTGCATCATAAGAGAGTCAAGAGTATTATCACATTTCTCCAACATAATTGCAGACACCGGGAAATTACTAATTACTGCCCACAATGTTTCATCATCATCATATTCGTCATCATCGTCGTCATTGTCATCACATTCGTCCTCTCCCTGACTGCCGTCTTCATCATCATTGTATTCTTCGTCACCGTGACTTCCCTCGTCATTATAAGAGTTATCAGAAATATTTTTTGACTTATATTTGCTTTTATCATTATTTTTTGATTTTTTATCTGATTTTTCTGCACCTAGACCTAGACCTAGACCTGTTTCATCGAGACATATAATATCATCAATATCACAGTCACTTCCTGAACCGTTGTCTGTTTGGCTATTACTTGTATAAGATGAACGAGAAGAACATGAACCAGATGTAAATGAGTCACTACTGTCGCTGTCATTGTTAACATGTGAATCCTTGTTTAATATAATACTGTCTGTTCCTTCAACTATATTTACAGCATCAGTGACTATATCATCTAGTTGCGATGTCAATGTAATCTCGTCGCATAACATACATGCACTAGATAATTCTTTATTATCAGAAGACATATTAAATATAGAACTTAGTTCAGTATTAATTTTATCAAAGTCTTCGTGGACAATAATATTATATGAGTTATCTGATTCCTGTATGTTTTCACTTTTGGCGATTATAATTTTTTCCTTTTTATTTCTTGTATTTTTTTGTTGTCTATGTACATAGTTTGAATGATTACTATCATTGTCATTGTCTATACTTTCATTATCATTATCATCTGAATATTCAATATCTTCAATATCAAAAAGAATATTCTTATTTTTATTAAAAAATGGGGTTTTATCTAAATAGTCTATATCGTCAATTACATTATAGTAAAAATCTTTTTTAATAGCATTGAAAGAACCATAGAAGTTAATACCATTAATAAAATCATGACAATTTAAAACTTGACTTGATAAGTATGAAAAAAAACCATCAACATATGCCGCGTTATTTCTATCATTTGCCTTTAAATGCCCCTTTTTTTCAAGTTTCGATAATACAGGAATATTCAAAACTTCCTCCTCTATATTTAAATTTTCATATTTGCCTGACATGTATTTAACCGGGTCTACTAAAGGGGAAAATTTAATAAAAATCGGTTTATGAAGAACTGTTAAAGATTCTGAAGTGCTTTTAAAGGCATCTACAACTGCGGCTTGTATATTATTTTTATCAACAACACCCGATAAAGCTGAGACATAAAAACGTTGATTCAAATTTATAGAGTTATAGTTCGTCTCATTTAAATTAAAATAGTTTTCATATATGGGAATGTAATTTTTAATATTTACTATACCAAGCTCAGATTCTTCTAAAGAAGTAAATAAATCACGAGTGTTAAGTTTTCTATAGTTTAACGAAAATGTGTTTTCTCCAAAAATAGGCTGATCGTCGCAAATATCCATCGTCGATTACTTAATTATTTAAATACATATTTTTATTATTTTTTAAACTAATAAAATATACTAAAAGCCTACTAAAAATCTATTAAAAATCTACTAAAATGTAAATATGCGTTTATAAAATTTATATTTTTTAATATATAGTATAAATAAGTAAATATATACATAATAAATGAGTGTAGGTTTAGAATTAGCAAAATTTGATATGAGGTCAATTAGTTTTAGACCCGATGAAAATAAAGGACCTGTTATTGTTCTTATCGGACGACGTGATACAGGTAAAAGTTTTTTAGTAAAAGACTTAATGTATTATCATCAAGATATTCCTATCGGGACAGTTATATCTGGTACAGAGGCAGGAAACGGTTTTTTTGGAGAGCATGTTCCTAAATTATTTATTCATGATGCTTACAATACGGCGATTATAGAAAATATTTTAAAACGACAAAAAGCCGTATTAAAACAGATGAAAAAGGAGATAGAATCTTATAAAAGAAGTACGATTGACCCTCGCACATTTGTTGTATTGGATGACTGTCTTTTTGACAATAAATGGACAAAAGATGTAATGATGCGTCTACTTTTCATGAATGGTCGTCATTGGAAGATCATGTTAGTAATTACTATGCAGTATCCTCTAGGTATTCCACCCAATTTGCGAACAAATATTGATTATGTTTTTATTCTGCGTGAACCATATATTGGAAATCGTAAAAGAATTTATGAAAACTATGCAGGTATGTTTCCAACATTTGAAAGTTTTTGTCAAGTTATGGACCAGTGTACGGAAAATTACGAATGCTTGGTAATTAATAATAATGCTAAGTCAAATAAATTGCATGACCAGATATTTTGGTATAAAGCGCAAACACATGGTCCGTTTAAATTGGGCGCAAAAGAATTCTGGGAGATGTCTAAAGATATTCATTCAGATGACGAGGAAGAACAGTATGACCCTGCAAATATTAAACGCAAAGGTCAGGGTCCAAAAATCAAAGTGAATAAAAACAAATGGTAATATATAAAACTCTAAAAAATTGATAAAAAAGATGTCATAATCTTTTTTTCGTTATCTTTTGATATGTTATTTGTATCAATATCATTGTTATCTAAGCTATGAACTGATCCGAGGCATACATTTGGAATATTAAAATAATTTGAAAGAAGTATAGTAACATAAATACTTTCTGAACCTATAAATAATTTATTAACATTATATTTTTCAACGGTATCATGCATTTCATATTTTAATTTTGTATTATCATAATTGTTTATAGTAACTGTATCATTGACTAGATACTTAGTTTTTACATATATATTAGTAGTTTCAATATAGTTCGGGAATTCTCTACTGTATTTATAATTTTTAAAATCGTTAGCTATAACAGCAGATGTTATTTGACAAATATTTTCAGATTTAAAATAGTTGCTGTATATAATAGATAAATCTACTATACATGATGGTTTTAATTTGGTAATAATATACTTTAGTTTTTCTAATAGATATTTTTTATTTTTGTATTTTCCAAAACTGCTTCTCGTCATAAAATAATAATTATCATCGTATACATAAATAACACCGTTTAATAATTTCATTTTTTTAGAATATTTCTTTATATTTCCAATAAAAAAACGAAAGTAATTTTCAATATGTAAGTTATCTATAATTATAAAAGCATTTTTAATATTTACTTCAAATTCTGCACTATCAAATTTACGAGAAAATGGTTTATTTTTACTATTTTCTATAAAATCTAATATCCACATATTTTCTGACAATTTTGCAGGTTTATGGGTAAAAATACTATTTATCCAATAATAATTTTTACCCTGTATTACTGAAGGAGACATAGTAACAATACTATCAATACCTAAAATATCTACTGAATATTTAACATTATTTATTTCTAATTGAACATATGTATGTATCAATTTTCCTGTATCATTTTCGAAATAATAATGATAACCATTTGGTGTTTTTTCATATACTGTATCTTTTGGAATTTTTTCAATTAAAAAATCTGCACTTTGTATTCCATCTTTTGTGTCTATATCTAATACTATATAATTATTCGGAATAAATCCGATAACATTTTTATTTTTAAACTCGCTCTTTATAGTTTCTTTTTTTAATTTTACATGTTTTAAAATATATTTTTTCTTTATTTCCTCGATATATAGAATATTATAATTTTTCACATTTAATCCCAAGTCGCGTAATTTATAAAAATCCGTTTTTAAATTATACATATATAATACATTTGATAGTGCCCTATATAATAGGTACAAGCATATAATAATAGCAGCTAAAATAAACAATAAACAAACTAAACGAATAAACACGTTACCAGAGTTAAATGATTTAAAATAATTACTTACTACATACTGTTTTACCTTTCTATTCATACCAATTAATAACAAAATATTATATATTAATGACATATAATATTTAACATATAATATTTAATAGTTGATATCGCATTTTAATACTTTTTTATTTTATTTTAT